TGAAACTGTATTGCGAGATAGTTTTGCAGCTGACAAAGTAGAGTCCACACCTGTTGTTTGGTCTGTTGGTGAGGTCGTTGACGCAATCGGTACCTCAACACCCAATCCACCACCTGAGTGCGAACATGGTCATACTTTAAAGACTGGAATAACCAGAGGTGGAAAAACTTACTATGGTTATGTGTGCAAGGGCAATGTAAAAGAACATGCTGTTTGGGCTAAGTTATCTGCAAATGGGCGTTGGTTCTTTGACGGTGAAAACAATGGGTGACATGGAGATGATTGACGCAACGGGCATGAGAGCAACCTTTACAGATGAGGGAGTTGTCTTAGATGTAGTTCCCATGGCTGAGTGCTGTGAAATGTGCAATGACCCAAGGTTAATGACTGTTGATGGGATTAAGAAATGCGTAGCATGTGGCTGCATTAACCACATTGAGTTAAATCATCATGGCTGAACCAATCCGTCAAGTTTACGGTGATGGCAGAAAAGAAAAGTTGGTAGCTACTTGGTTGGCTGCCAACTTTCGTTGGGAACTGTATCCAACACCTAGGTTTTACTTTGTTGACTTTCTTGTAAATCAAATTAAAGAGGGTGGCTACGCAAACTACATAGGTGGGCTTGAAGTAAAATGGCTTAATAAATCAATAAATGATGAGGTTAAGTTCCCTTTACAAAAGCTTCAAAAGATGTGGCTGACTGAGCCAGTAGATGATGAGCCTCAAGCTTTTAACCGTATTTGCATTAGATATAACGACGGCGTATTGCTTGCCCCAGCAAGTGCCTTTAGATATGGCAGACCTGTTTATGGGTTAACTAGAGCTGATACTAATGAGCATGACTTCAATGTTGTATTTACAGCTGCTCAGGACTTGACTAGATACATAATTAACGCCGTGATTGATGAGTGATTTAACATGGGTGTTTAAGTGCAATAAGTGTGGCAAACCCATGCTGTTCTATGAAAAAGCGGGCTTTGACGCAGGTGAGGAACATGTAGTTGTTATGTGTGTCAAGTGCGAGAATACAGGCGTAAAGGCTAGAATTGAGGCTATGACTGATAAATCAGTTGTCCGTTGTTCTAAATGTGGGGCATGGAAGTTAGAGAGTAGCAACTGTTCCACATGCAAAAAGACCAATGCCCTGAGTGTCTAGGGTATAACACAAATACAATAACAGCAGGTAGGGAGTATCTACATGACTGCAATAACTGTAAACACAAATGGGTTGAAGGTTACGGGTAATGACCATGATGTTGATTGGGTATATCAAAACAAGCTGAGGCAGCAATGGTTAGAAAACAATCCACATGCTGTGTATATTGGTTGGACTTCAATATGACTTGCCGTCTGACCTGCGATTATGTCAGAGGTTCTTGACATGGTTACTACACTATCAGCAAGCGACGCGCCTTTAAGCGCGAACGCGAGCCGCTTCAGCGGATTGCTCGCGAGTTCGTTGCTGTTAGTTATTGGGGCAGCTCTTTGCTTAATGATATTTAGCATTTATTCTAAAACAATTGATTCCTCATTTGCCGTATCTTACAAACCCGTAGTTATGATTAGTTACAAAGATTATGCTTTGTTAAAGATTGAGGATAAGAAACAATTTAAATGTTTGTCACAGCTTTATGGTAAAGAGAGTGCATGGAATCCAAGGGCAGTAGGAAACATAGGTGGTAAAGAACAGGTCTATGGTATTCCACAGGGTAAGAGTAAGTATCTATCTACTGCTAACGGGTATGCTCAAATTGATTGGGGTCTTGATTATCTGTTTCATAGGTATGGTGTTGATACCAATGGTTATACTAATGCGTGTAAAGCATTACAACACTTTAAGATTAAAGGGTGGCATTGAGTAAAGCAGCACTTGGTTCAGGTAGATGGAAAGAGGTAAGGCTTAGGGTCTTGGCTCGTGATGGTTATACATGTGCCTACTGTGGTCAAGAGGCTGACCAAGTTGACCATGTTCAAAGCCGAGTAAGTGGCGGAAGTATGTTTGACCCCGATAATTTGGTGGCTGCGTGCCGCCGTTGCAATCAAGCTAAAGGTTCAAGGGGTGCAAATACCCTTTTTTTTAGGTCAGGTTCTACCCCCCCTGTCTTTCCAGACCGTTCTCTCCCCGCGACGGTCGCCACAAAGCCTGAGTCACCTTTTCAAAAGCCATGAGTAGCCAAGAGAAACCTGTGAAAGCCAAGCGCAAACCAGCGCAACGAGGGGCGACGAAAAAAAAGCTGTTAGGCAGCACAAAACCACGCTTACAAACACCAACTGCAAAAGGTAAATCCAGAGTTGATGAAATTGCGGAACTAGCTGTAAAAATTGGTATGCCTTTACTTCCTTGGCAGCATTATGTGTTAAGTGACATGTTAACCGTTGATAAAAATAACATGTTTATCAAAAAGTCCAACTTAATCTTGGTTAGCAGACAATCGGGGAAAACGCACCTTGCAAGAATGAGAATCTTGGCTGGACTCTTTCTATTTAACGAAAAGAACATTTTGGCTATGTCCTCAAACAGAAACATGGCATTAGATACATTTAGGCAAGTTGCTAACACTATTGAGGATAATGATTTTCTAAGAAAACAAGTTAGACAGATTAGATACGCAAACGGTCAAGAATCAATCACATTACTTAATGGCGCACGCTATGAGATTGTTGCGGCAACTTCAGATGGCAGTCGCGGCAAGACCTGTGATTTCCTTTACATTGATGAATTACGAGATGTGTCACCTGAAGCATTTAAAGCAGCTGTCCCAACAACACGAGCAAGACCAAACTCCCAAACATTGTTTACCAGCAACGCAGGCGATTATTTTTCCGAAAGTCTTAACACGCTTAGGGAAAAGGCTTTGGAGTATCCAAGTCCTACATTTGGCTTTTGGGAGTATTCAGCACCAATACAAGCTAGGTCTGACATACACAACCGTAATTATTGGGCAATGGCTAATCCTGCCCTTGGATATACCGTAACCGAAAGCGCAATTGAGGAAAGCATTGCTACCAACACAATTGAAGCCACAATGACTGAAACACTTTGTATGTGGATTGATAGTCAAAGCAGTCCTTGGACATTTGGCTCAATTGAAGCTTGTTCTGTTTCCGAATTATTGCTACCAGTAGGGGCAATGACAATTTTCGCCTTTGATGTCAGCCCAAGCAAACGAGCTGGTTCATTACTAGCCGCACAGCTTGTAAATGGCAAAATAGGTGTTGGAATTATGGAAACCTTTAGTTCAGATGTGGCAATTGACGAATTAAAAATGACGGAAGCAATCCATAAATGGGCAATGCTTTATCGTCCAGTTCAAATTGCTTATGACCGCTATGCAACCGCGTCAATAGCTCAAAAATTAGAACAACAGGGTCACAAACTTGTTGATGTAAGCGGTCAGTCTTTTTACCAAGCTTGTGGCGAGTTATCCGACGCTTTGACCAATCAAAGAGTAGTTCACTCTGGACAGCCTGACTGGGTTCAATCAATGAATAATTGTGCAGCGAAAAACTCGGACGCGGGCTGGAGAATAGTAAGACGCAAAAGTTCGGGAGATGTCACAGCTGCAATTTCCACAGCAATGTTGGTTCACCTATTTTCAAAACCAATTTCAGTTCCTCAGATTTTTGTCTGAGTATTCTGATATAATTCTCTAATGGGATTTTTCCGCGATTTAGTAGGACTTTCACCAAAAACAGATATTACGGCTCAACTAGCCCCTTCAGTTATGGGCGACCCTTTTAATTATTACACTCCACTTTCTGCATTTACAATTGATAGAGCTGAGGCAATCACCGTTCCTTCAGTTCAACAGGCACGCAACATTATTTGCGGAATTATTAGTGGCATGGAACTTTCCACTTATTCAAAAGCAACTGGCGAGGAAATTCCTAACCTACCTTGGGTAAATCAATTAGAAAGAAATGCGCCAAACAATGTAACTCTTAGTTGGATTGTTGATTCATTACTTTGGTACTCCGTCGCTTATCTAAAAGTGGTTGAGCAGTATCAGGACGACCAACGCCCTTCGCGATTTGAATATGTTAGAAACTCAAGAGTTACAGTTGAATTAAATAAAGATAACACTTATGTTGACCAATATTTTCTTGATGGAAATGCAGTACCAATGTCAGGAATTGGCAGTTTAATCACAATACAATTAGGCAAAGACCCATTACTAACTTCAGGTGCAAGAATACTTAAAGCAGCTGTTGATTTAGAAAGAGCAGTATCAATTGCCTCATCAACTCCACAACCAGCGGGAATATTGAAAAATAATGGCGCGGATATGGGTGAAAAAGAAGTTGCTGGATTATTGTCTGCTTGGCGTCGCGCTAGAGATACAAGGTCAACTGCTTATTTAACTTCAAGTTTAGAATACCAAGCAACAGCATTTTCTCCTAAAGATATGATGTATGTGGACGCACTACAAAATATGAGTGCGCAAATTTGCAGACTGTTTAACATTGACGCGTTCTATTTAAATTGCGATATGAATAACAGTATGGTTTATCAGAACATATTAGATAACAGACGCCAGCTCGTTTCCTTCACTCTCGCGCCTTATATCCAAGCGGTTGAGAGGCGTTTTTCAATGGACGACCTGTCGCCCGTTACACAAGAAATTCGCTTTGATATTGATTCAGGATTCTTAAGAAGCGACCCAATGGAAAGACTTGCAGTTATTGAAAAAATGCTTGCACTTGAACTAATAACCGTTGAACAAGCGAGAGAAATGGAAGAACTAAGCCCAAATGGAAATAATTAACTTTAGTGCGGAATTAACCGCTAGTGATTCAGAGCGTCGCATTATTGGCGGTCAAATCGTACCGTTTGAAAAAATAGGCGCGACAAATGTTGGCAAAGTTGTATTTGAAAAAGGTTCTATTCAAATTGACCCTTCAAAGCGTCAAAAATTACTTTTAGAGCATGACCCTAAAGCACCTTTAGGTTATCTCAAAAAAGATACTGTTCAAATTACAGATGAAGGTATTTATGCCGAGTTTAAATTATCAAACACTCAAAGAGGCAATGACGCTTTAATTGAAGCTTCAGATGAGTGGCAATTGCGTAACGGACTTTCAGTTGGTGTGGAAGTTATCAAAGGCAAAAACAAAGACGGCGTTTATCATGTATCCGCCGCTAATTTATATGAAGTTTCTTTAGTACAGTCTGCGGCTTTCGGTAACGAAAATGCAGGGGTATCTAAAGTTGCTGCGTCTGAAAATACAGAGGCAGTTTCAACCGAAACCAAAACAGAAATAGAGGAAATTGTGGAAAACACAACAACCGATACACCTGTTGCGACCGAGGTAGTAGAAACCCCAGCGGTTGAAGCTTCTCGCCCAACAGTAAGCGCGGCAGTTTACACAAAGCCACGCGTTGCACCAATGACTTCAGGACAATATCTTGAGGCAAGTATCAAAGCTGCAATGGGTGATGAGTCAGCTCGTCAAACAATTCTTGCAACAGATGATACAACTACAAACACAGGTCTTACACTTGCACCACACTTAACTGAGTTCATTACTAACACATTAGATGTTAGACCTTCAATTGACGCAGTATCTCGTGGCGCACTTCCAACTTCAGGCATGTCATTTACAATTCCTAAGTTAACAACAGCACCAACAATTGATTCAAACTCAACAGAGGGCGAAGCACTTGGTGGAACTGAAATGGCTTCAGGTTATATTACAGTTGATGTTAAAAAAGCAGCGGGATTACAAACAATTAGCTGGGAGCTGCTTGATAGAAGTTCGCCGATTTTTTATGACGAACTTATCCGTGAGTTGAACCGAGGCTATGCTAAGGCAACAGACGAAGCAATGTTTACACAATTCGTAACAACTGGAACTGCTGGAACAGCTGTTGCAACTGCTGACGCTGATGGACTGCAATCATTTATTGCAACTGAAGCTGCTGCTGCTTATGCTGCAACAGGTGGTTTTGCAACTAACTTAGTTTCAAATGCTTCATGGTGGTCTGTACTACTTAATGCGCAAGATTCAACAAAGCGTGCGCTGTACGCAGCTGCTAATCCTGTTAACAACTCAGGTATTTCCTCACCTTCATCTGTTGTTGGTTCTGTACTTGGAACTAACTACTATGTTGACCCATACATTGGTTCTGGAACAGGTGATGATTCAATGTTCCTTGTTAATCCTTCATCAATTACTTTCTACGAAGCCCCTAAGACAACTTTGAGAGTGGAAGCACTTTCAAATGGTCGCTTGCAGGTGGCAGTTTACGGATATTACGCAATTGCAACTAAAATTGCTGGCGGAATCCGTCGTTGGAACAAGTCCTGAGTTAACTAATAACTCAAAAGCGTTAAGGGGCGTTGGAAGCCTTCGCCCCTTAACTTTTAAAGAAAGGAAATCACATGGCAGCTACTTGGGTTACTGAAGCCGAGTTAAGAAGCGCACTTGGAATTGGAAGTTTATATTCCAGTAGCGTTGTTGAGGAAGTCTGTCAATCTGCTCAAAACATTGTTAGTGATTATCTATGGAAAAACCAAGCATTTAATTCTGCACACTCTCATATTGTTGGTTACGGCACTTTATATTTTGATACACCTCATGACTTCTTTGTGGGGCAAGTAGTAACGGTAAGCGGTAACGGCGCGACTTTCAATGGTTCTAAAACAATAACTGCTTCAGACGCATATTCAATAACTTTTGTTACTTCACACTCAACAGTTGAACCAATTCACCCAACAAGTCCATTTGGTACAGTTGCGGCAACAGATTATGTTGCATATGGTAGCGTTCCAGAAATTAGAGAAGGCAGTTTGTTAATTGCAATTGATATTTGGCAAGCAAGAAATAGTTCAAACTCAGGTGGAGTATCTCCAGACTTTCAACCATCACCCTATAAAATGGGAAATACTTTAACAGCAAGAATCAGAGGACTCATAGCAAATCATTTATCACCTAACAGTTTGGTTGGATAATGACAGTTGCCGTTACAACTCTCAGAACAACCCTTGCGACGGCGTTGGAAAACGCTGGGGTGTGGCAGGTCTTTTCTTTTCCGCCTGCCACTCCCATTGCATATTCTGTAATAGTTCAATGGGACGACCCAATGTTGGAACCAACAAACAATACTTACGGAAGTGTTGCACCTAAAGCAAATTTTAAGATTATTATGATTGTGCCTATGTACGACAACCAAGGAAACTTAATTAACATTGAGGACATGGTTGTTGGTGTATTTAATAAACTAGCAGCGACAACGGCGTTGCAAATTAGTATTGGAAGCGTTTCAGCACCTTCAGTTTTAAACGGCGTTGAAATGTTACAATGTGAACTGACCCTTAGCATAATGACAAGTTGGAGTTAAAAATGGATAAAATTTATGATGTTCCTTCCGAGGATAAAGCTTGGCTTGAAAAAGTCGGGCAAGTAGAAAAAACAGAAAAGCCAAAACCAACAACCAAGAAAGATGAGGAATAACCATGGCTGTGTTCTTAAATAATAAGGTCGGAGTCAAGGTAAATTCCGTTGACCTTTCTGACCATGTAAGTGCAGTAACAATCAACCGCAACTTTGATGAATTAACTGTGACCGCAATGGGCGATTCAGGAGTTAAGAGAGTCGCTGGATTAGAGGACAGTACAATTACTATCAGCTTTTACAATGACACCGCAACTGCAAATGTTCTGCCAACCCTTCAGGCTGCTTTTGGAACAAATGTTACCTGTGTATTTTTACAAGATAAGGCTACAGCAGTTTCAGCAACCAACAAATTATACACAGCAACTTGCTTGGTAAATGGACTAACCGACATTAACGGTTCTGTCGCTGACTTAGCAGTTATTGATGTAACATGGTCTGTAAGCGGTACAGTTGCCGTTGCAACCACAGGTACTTTCTAAAGGAGAAAAATGATAAAGCTAAAAATCACCAAGGCTTCAGGTGACATTGTTGATTATGATGTGACACCCGCGATTGAATACGCTTTTGAATTGCAAATGAAAACTGGATTTCACAAAAGATTCAGGGACGAGGAAAAACAGAGTGATGTTTATTGGCTTGCTTGGGAAGCTGAACGACGCTCAGGTGTAACAGTTCCGCCGTTTGGGGAAAAGTATTTGGAAACTCTTTCTAAAGTAGAGGTTCTGGACGCTGACTCCCCAAATGGCTAACGCGGGATTCTTTTCATTGGCTAGTTGCAACACTAGCTATACGAACAGGGATTCCGCACTCAGAGTTTATTAACATGGACAGGTCATTGTTAAAAGCAACATTGGCAGTTCTTAATGAGGACGCAAAGGCTAGGGAAAATGGCAGTAGAGGTAAAAGGTCTAATAGAGCTTAAGAAAGCTCTCAAAGACTATACCCCTGACCTAGCAAATCAATTAGATGTTGAAATTGAATTAGCCCTTGGTGGAATCATTAAAAAGGCTAGGGGCTATGTTCCAAATACTGCCCCGTTAAGTAATTGGGGTTATCGTAAGCGAACTGAAAAGTATGAAAGCGGATTAAGAAAATTTCCGTTATTTAACGCAGCAAGAATAGCAAAAAAAATTGAATACAGTTCTGTACCTCGCAAACCAAATAGACGAGGATTTAGAGCCGTTTATTTTATTATTAACAAAGACCCAGCGGGTGCAATTTATGAAACAGCTGGTAGAAAAAATCCTAACGGTCAACCTTGGGTTGGTAGAAAAGGCGACCCTTATGACCACGACATTAGCCACTCAAATAACCCTCAAGCGGGTCAAGAGTTTATTCAAGCATTTGGCAAGTTATATCAAGGCAACATTGAGAGTTCAACTAAAAAAGGTCGCTACATGCAAGGACGCGTAATTTATCGCGCTTGGGCTGAGGACGGTGGCAAGGCAAACGCCGCTGTGTTTAAAGCTATTGATAATGCCAATGCAAGATTTTCAAGAAAACAATATTTCAGAAAGGCGTCAAAGTGAGTGTAGTAATTGATATTGCCGCCCAATTCACAGGTCAAAAGGCTTTTAAGTCAGCGGAAAACGCAGCTGATAGATTAGGCAGAAATGTTAAACGCGCCTTAATTGGTGTTGGTGTTACAGCATTTGCCAAGTCTGCCATTACCGCATTTGCCCAACAGGAAAAGCAATTAGAAATATTTAAAAACTCTTTAAGAAACATTGGGTTTGCTTTTGCCACAAATGATTCACTTGCCTTTTTAAATTCTCTTAAACTGCAATTTGGCGTTGTTGATGAACAATTATTGCCCGCGTATCAGCAACTATTGGCAACTACCAAGAGCTTGGGCGGCGCACAAAATTTAACCAACCTTGCTTTAAACCTTGCAGCAAATCAAGGCATAAGCGTAACGGAAGCGGCTAACGCTTTAAGTAAAGCCTATCTAGGAAACACAAAGTCATTAGGCGCATTAAAATTAGGCATAAGCAAAACAACATTGGCTTCAGGTGATTTTGCTAAAATCATTAAAGAGATTGGGATTCTCACTTCAGGTGCAGCCGCCGCTGGGGCTGATACATTTGCTGGCAAACTAGCAAGAATAAAGGTTGCAACAGACCAAGCAAAAGAAAGCATTGGTAAAGGATTAGTCAACGCTTTACTAGCTGTGAGTTCATCAACCGACATTGAGCAGTTACAGACAAAGATTATTAGTTTTGGTGAATCGGCAAGAGTTACCTTTGAGAACATTGGTAAATACATAAGTGAAAACATTGGTTTATTAAAAGCCATGTCCGCTGTATTGATTTCCACATTTGTCGCTACCAAATTGGTTGCTGGAATTGCAGCTGTAATAACCGCTATTC